CCCCGATGCCGACACATTGCCAAGAGAAATATCTGTGATAGAAACATTACCAAATATGTCACCACCCACATACAAGTTTCCTGCGATACCCACACCACCAGCCACAATTACCGCACCTGTAGTGGTACTGCTGCTACTAGTAGTGGCTGCCACATTCACGGTGTTGGTATAATAACTGAGAGGCCTATTCAAATCAAACACTGTAATCGTGGTGCCGCCGTCGCTGGTCACAAATCCAAATTCGTAATAGCCGGTTTCACCAAACGTGATCACGTTGGCACTGATACCTTGTATGCCAGTGATGCCCAGGGTCACAGCAGCGGGTAAAGTCACAGTATATGCTGTGTTGGTGATGTTGATCTGCACACGCATCATGCCCACAGTTCCGGCTGTGGGAAAGTTAGTGAATCCCAGACTAACGCTGCCGGTTGTGCTCACAGTCTGATAATGCCCGGAACTATAATCCAATGTGACCGACCCCGAAGTCACTGTGTTTTGCACGATACTGCCGGAAAAATCACGGATAAGTGCAGAGTAGATCAATTGATCCGCCATGTTGTTGTCCAAGGTGGTGCCGGTCAATGCGCTCTTGAGGATGGCCTTGTTTTCCAAGTCGGTGATCTCGTTCTTGGCGTAAGTAAAATTGGTTTGGATGTTGGTGAAATTATCACGGAATCCTTGAGTGTTGTTGGGAACGCCGGCAACTGGGTAGTTAGCGTCGATGTTTTGCGGGTTGATGCTGCTGGTCATTGGTTGGTATCCTTGTTATAGATATTTATTCACATCCGGAAATCGCTAAATAATCCAAAGGTCATTGATTTACATGCAAAAGAAAACACGCAGCATCTTAGAAGAACTGGACAGTCTGTATATCGAAAGAGATCGTCGGTTGGTGATCGAAAATCGCGCGGCCAACATCATAGCCAACGCCATTAGATTGCTGGAGCAGATAGACAGCGAATTCGATGCAGAAACAGCAGAATCTCTCAACAGAAAATTCCTCAATGCCATACGCACAAAAAATGCTGGTAAATTCTCTCGATCAGTAAGGAAAACCGATGCAAATTCATGAACTGACCAAGCGACGCAAGCTGAATGAAGTAGGTGCCTGGTCCAAAGGATTCTTGAACCAGATGGGTGTAGATGTACCCGCTGGAGATAAAACAACCCCAGAATTGGAAGCACTGGCCAAGGCACCGTTACTGGTTAGACAAAATGCCGAAAATATGCAAAGTCAGTGGGCCGAGCAAGTGAGTCGGGCTATGGCAGCAGATAGAGTCACGGACCCAGCACGAATCAGCTCACAAGCCAAGTTTTCATTGAGAAAAGGATTAAAATCAATAATAGCACATAATGCATTTCTCAAAGGTGTGGATTTTGAAAATCTTGATCAAATGGTATCTCAGGTGGATGCCAATGGCAATCCCACAACAGTTTATACCGATCAAGCTGATGGTATAATGAATCGAATGCTGGCCGGCATGCATCAATTGAGTAATCTCAATGCAGCAACACCCGCCACACAAGAATTAGCTAGATTTCAAATGATTGCACAGGCTGCATATGAAGCAGGAGTCCTGCTTCAATTCCATCCAGGAGCACAAGCAGGGCAGGCTGCACCAGTTGCACCACCGCCGGCATCGGCACAACCGGCTAATCAGGTGCAACGTGGCAGTGTCAGACAAACCCGCACAGGACAATTTGAAATGAATTTTGGTTCTGGATGGGTTCCATTTGATCCAAACAATCCACAACATGCGGCCTACATGCAGGCTCTGCAAGCAGGTACCGTACCATGAGACATTTACTAGAAGGCGGCAATGTTTTCAAAGGGCCCAAAGGCGAGCCACTCACACAGCGTATCAAGCGTCAAGACGTTCCTGCTACTGTACAATGGATAGAACAAGTCACCGGCTTGGATTTCAGTACAGAACGTGGTGAGGATGGAATACCCACACGCTGGTTAGGATCAACTGGCAAAGCCCCCACATCGGGCGATTTGGATCTTGCAGTGGATCTCAACGAAATAAGCAAAGAACAACTGGCCGGCATTCTCTCACAATTTGTGCAAAGTCAAGGACTGGATCCTAGAGAATACGTAGTTAAAAAAGGCGAGGTACATCTTAAAACACCTATTGGTGGAGATGCCAATCGTGGATTTGTACAAACTGATTTTATGTTTTTTCCTAACTTGGATTGGGGACAGTTTTTCTATGCCGGCGGTACAGATTCGGCTTACAAAGGAATGAATCGCAATGTGCTGATGTCGAGCGTGGCTAAAAAACTAGGTCTCAAAGTTGGTGCCAATGGCATGTTCTCTCGCACCACTAATGAATTGGTGCAAGGTGGTATGGATCCCGATTATGTGGCTAGTGTATTGTTAGGACGCGGAGCCACTCGTAACAACCTAAAGAATGTAGAATCAATCTATGCTGCATTGGCCAACGATCCCGACCGTGATGCCAAACTAGAAGATTTCCGTCGTTATCTAGCCGGCGAAGGACTGCAAGAGCCCGATCAAACCGTTAAAGAAAGTGACTCATATTTCCTAGCTAGATTGAGAGATCGTATCGTGAATCGTGGATACGTGGCCTTGGTTGAACATCAACGCCCAGTGATTGAAGCTGCGGAAGCCGGAGTAGGCGGCCGTGCCAAAGGCATTGAACACTTAGAAGATCTAGTTTTTCGTTATGGCGCCGCAGGCATACAACAAGCATTAGACATTGTCAAACATGCCACTCAATCACCACAACAGACTACCACTGCTAAATGGGACGGAAAGCCTGCTGTGATATTTGGCCGCAAGCCCGACACCGGAGAATTTGTACTGACAGATGGGTCGGGGTTTGATGCCAAGGGATACGATGGTCTGGCAACCAGCCCTCAGATGATGGCGGACATACAAAACACCAGATCCGGTGACCGAACTGAACTCATACAGATATATGCTCAACTGTTTCCCATACTAGAAGCTGCATTACCTCCAAACTTCCGTGGTTATGTCAAGGGCGATCTGTTGTTCATGCAAACACCTCCGATAATTGCTGGCAACTATGTGTTCAAGCCCAACACCATTGAATATCGCATACCAGTCCGAAGTGCAATGGGCCAGCGCATTTCCGGCAATCCCGAAGCCGGTATAGAACCTGCACAGATTGGCATAGCCATACATTCAATGTATGCAGATCAAGGGGAACCGAGACAACCATTGCGTGGTGTTTCATTCAACCCTGTACCAGGATTGCTATTAGAAAAACCTGCGGCACCTAAAGAATTGCAAGCCGATAGTGCTATAGAAAAACAACTCCGACAGATCATGCGCACACATGGTGCTGCTATGAAAACTTTGTTTAATCCTGCTGAATTGCGAGCACAGCAGATCACTGATCTGTTTAAACTGGCAGTAGATTTTGTCAATACCAAAGTGGGTTCTCCGCTGCAATCTGCACAGCAACTGCTGGAAGAGTTTGGCCCGTGGTTACAGGCCAAAGTAAGTCCAAGAAAATTCAACAACATTGTAGAATATCTCAACAGCCCTACCAGCAATGCACAGGCCTTGGCAGCATCATTCCAGGCATTTGAATTGTTGCATGCCTTGAAGATGCAGTTGAAAGGGCAAGCCGATGTGGCCAACCCCGGCGGCGAAGGTTGGGTGATGGCCACTCCTGCAGGCTACAGCAAGCTGGTCAGTAGGTTTGACCCCAATGCCTTTGCTGCTCAAAATCGTGCCCAAAACAATCCTCAACCCCAGTGATTTTTGCCGATTGTATAAATAAAAGTAGGGCAACAACCCACTAACTTTAAAGGAAATTATCATGGCAGTATTTACAAAAACAAACGGAACTACACAACCAGTATTTGCACTGGACGTGGCAAACGGTTCTATCGCAGGAACAGCTAACGTAGCTGCTCAAGGTCCAGTTAATCTTGCTGGTCCTAAGCTGGACTTCTTCACATTGACAGCCAACGCTGCTCTTACCAACGCTGGTAACGTGAATGGTTACTTGAACAACGTTCTGCAAGCTATCCAGTCTGGCGGCGGTGTTACAGGTGGCGGTACAGGCGGTACTGTTGCAATCTATCAAGCCGGCGCTACTGCTGGTACCATTAGCATTGCTATCTACCCAGCTAATGCTTACAGCACTACCACATTGGTTGCTGCTGCTCAAACAGCCAATGCAACTGGCGGTTTGAACATTGGTATCCCGACAGCTAACGTGAGCAACACAGCCAGCTTCACTTGCTTGGTCAGCTAATCAATCATTGATTGAACGCGACCCCGGAGGTAAAAAATCCGGGGTTTCTTTTTGGCCTTAAATATCTGCCTAATGAGAATACAATGCCGGACACTTTTTGATTGCAGTTACACAGGCACCACTGGGCATTTTCGACCCAGCGAGATACCATTTGAGGATCGTATGGGCCAAGTGATAACCAATCAAACAGATTGGAATCACAGCCGCAATCATCAACGCAATTGGGAAACACTGTTGCAGATCATCAGTCTGCGCACACAGCCATTGGACATCACCACTCCTGTGTATAGAACTGGTGCGTGGGAATTTGAATTCCGTGTGGAAGCACCGTCGGTATATTCAGTAGATGGTGATGCCAATCCTCTAGCTGGGCTTATACAAGGCTGTGCAGATGTGCCAATGATGACTCGTCTTACTGAACAACCCGAATTACAATCCACCATAACCACAGCCGGTGACAAACAAAACATTTGGTTCCTGGTGCTAAATACGTCATTGGAGTAATCATGGTGGATACAACTGATATTGAAAAGAAAAGCCTAGAGGCTCACGTGGAACTTTGTGCCGAGCGCTATCGCTTGCTTGAGCTCAAAATCGAAAACGTAGAAACCAGCGTGGGCTCGGTAAAAACTATGGTCACAGAAGTTCATGAGATGATGCATGACATGGCTGCCAAACGAAATGATCAATTGATCAACTGGGGTATAGGCATCATTGGTGCTCTAATAGGAACAGTGGCTTGGTTGACTGTTCATTACTTTAAGAACTCATGAAATACAACCACAAACTTGAAGTCTTGTTAGAAAAAGAGTTTAAAAAACATTCAGCCAATACCATTGTGAGTGACGATACCGGCACCAACTATCTGGTATTTGGCAAGTACGAAATAACACAGACTCCTGACGGATTTGTTGTTAGTGATTGGCATAGTCCTTTACATTGTTTCTCCGCCAAACGTATCGCATTGAGCTGGTGTATAGCAGACAAATATCAAAGATATAACTTATCAAATAACCTAGTGATACTGGATCGTAGGCAACAGGTTCTCAAAACAGACATCTATTGCAGTCGTAAAACCGCTGAAGTTAGCGGGCACGAATCATTCTACGAGATAGTAAATACTAAGATGCAACCCAAGATTGACATGCTTGAGTCAGTGACTGCTGAATTAGAAAAATGTATAAATTCGGCTAAATACCTACAGATTAGAGGATTCCATAATGAAACTGCAAGAACTAGCGGCTCCTAAGCCATCAAAACAAATAGCCAAAGTATTCGAAAGTTATTTTGGTTCGCGCATCAGCTTTGACAGTTTGACTAGAAATCAAACCAGAATGATGCTGAGCAAAGTACGTGGCGTACTGGGCGAACACCGCAGCACCACTGCACGCCATCATAGCGAGCAAAATCCCAAATACCTACAACTGGTCATGATGGAGCAAGCTCTTGCCGGCCGTTTGCGAGAAGAAGATGTAGTTGAACCCACAACAGGCGGCGGCGCCCCCAATCCCGGAACTTCATCTGGATCTGCACCTGGCCAAACTACAAAGCCAGCAGCACAACCAGCACAACAACCAGCAACTGGAGCAAATCCACAGGCACAATCGCCGGCCGCTGCTATGAAAGATCCTAATAACATAGCTACTTCTATGGTCATGCAAAAAATGGCTACCGGAGCAGCAACAACTCCGGCAGAGCAGAAAATAGCAGCAAAAGCAATAGCAGCAAAAAATATGGCCATGGCTGAAAGTCGTCTGCGCAGAGAATATCGCATCTTGAAAGAATCTGAGATCCAACAAGCCCAAGTGGTGCTGGCCGCTCAAGACCTAGTGGACAAGATGCAAGACATGGTAGAAGAAGTCAGTGAATTGCAATTCAAAGACTTGCCTGCCTTGGTGGAAAGCATCAAGAATCAAGTTGGTGTGGATCAGGCTATGCAATTCAACACTGATGCCACTGGCGCATTGGCTGGTTTGCTGCAAAATCTGCAAGGCGCGAAACAACAACTGGAAGCTGCACTGGGCGTGGTAACAGGCACAGGCGGCCCAGACATGAGTGCAATCGCCAATGCCGGTGCAGCCGCGGCTGATATGGGTGCTGCCGGTGCCGACATGGGTGCAGCTGATGCCGACATGGGATTAGCAGGACCTCCTCCAGGTGAGGAAGAAGAACCACCAGCAGCACCAGCTGGTGCTGCGCTAGGCCGAGCACGTAGATAATGCGTATATTTGAAGTTGCCAACTCCGCAGCGGCAACTCCAAGTCCAGATCAATTGATGGGCCTGGTTTCGTTTTTGGCCGGCCGTGCGGATGATACCAATGCTCGTAAAGAGATAAACCAAGACGCATTCATAAGTTTGGCACAGAGTCTAGATATCAATGTGACCAAAGAGAATCTTGGTGATCTTATCGCTCAACCTCCATTGAGCAACATGCTGGCACCTTTGGATCCCAACTCCGGTGTGGTCACATTCAAAGGTGGTGAGGAAGACAACACCGCCATGCCAGTTAATCGAGCTCAAGACATAGTAGCCGCAGCCGCCAAGTCGGCCATGAAGAAAAAACGAGTCGGTTAGTCCAGAACTATTGCTCTTTGTGAGTAAATACCTTATTATATAATATAAGGAACACGACATGGCCTATTCAGATAAAGTAATTGATCACTATGAACATCCACGAAATGTGGGTAGCTTCGCTAAAGACGATGACAGCATTGGAACTGGCATGGTAGGAGCACCTGCCTGCGGTGACGTGATGAAATTACAGATAAAGGTAGTAGATGGAATCATCCAAGACGCCAAGTTTAAAACGTATGGTTGCGGCTCAGCGATTGCGTCAAGTTCGCTGGTTACTGAATGGGTCAAAGGGCGCACACTTGAGCAGGCAGCGTCGATCAAAAATAGCGAAATTGCTACTGAGCTTGCCCTCCCTCCAGTTAAAATTCATTGTTCAATACTTGCGGAAGATGCGATCAAAGCGGCAGTAGCAGACTATCGTAGCCGTCATGATAACCTTAACTGAAACGGCTGATAAAAAAATCCGACGACTGCTAGAAAAACGTGGCGGCATAGGCATACGACTAGGGGTAAAAACTACCGGTTGCTCTGGACTGGCTTATGTGTTAGAATACATAGATACGCACCCATCGGACCTTGACACTGTGATCAACTACGCACAACCCGGATTCTCTGTGATAGTAGATAAAAAACATGAAGTGTATCTTTCAGGTATGACCATAGATTATGTTCGCCAAGGCCTCAACGAAGGATTTGAATTTTCCAATCCTAACGAGCGCGATCGATGTGGTTGCGGAGAAAGTTTTAGAGTTTAACTTGTACAATCCAAAATTTAATTATCAACCCATTCCCAGAGTCACGATAGAGGGCAAACGATTCTATGCCACACCCGACGGCAATAACTTACCGTCGGTGACCACAATACTGGACAAGACCAAAAGTGAAGCTAGCAAGGCAGCACTACACAATTGGCGCCGTGCTGTGGGTGCAGAAAAAGCTCAACAGATTACCACCGAAGCAGCCAATCGTGGCACACGCATGCACACCTATCTTGAGGAGTATGTGAAGAAGGGTGAGATCAAAGAACGCGGCACTAATCCTTATTCTTGGTCAAGTCATGAAATGGCCAAGACTGTGATACGTGACGGATTAAAGAATGTTACAGAATTTTGGGGCATCGAAGTTCCATTATACTTTCCTAAGATCTACGCAGGTACAACTGATGGTGCTGGCATACATCTAAATGAAGAATCCATATTGGATTACAAGCAGACCAACAAGCCCAAGAAACGCGAATGGATTGATGATTATTTTGTGCAGTTATGCGCCTATGCAGAAGCACACAACGAACTGCATGGCACAAAAATACGCAAGGGCGTGATTCTCATGTGTGTGAAGCCGGACCTCGATGCCGATCACAATCTCATTTCAAAGCCGCAATATCAAGAATTTGTGCTAGAGGGTGCAGAATACGACCGTTATCGTGATCTGTGGTGGCGCAAAGTAGAAGAATACTACACCAAGTACATCTAGCAGCCCTGGCTGATCCGGGCTAAATATGTGATACCTCAAGGAATCACATCGTGGCAATTGTACAAATTTCAAGAATCACCCAACGCAAGGGCTTAACCGAAGACCTACCACAACCGCTGGCCGGTGCAGAATTTGGTTGGGCAACTGATACCCGACAACTTTTTATTGGAAACGGTACCATTGAAGACGGTGCTCCGGTCATTGGAAATACCGAAGTATTAACGGAATTTTCAGACATTCTGGCATTCAGCACTGCCTACACTTATGAAGGTGCCGCGGCTGGATACACAGTACAAACTGGCCCTAGTACTAGTTCGCCGGAATCACAGAGCATCCAGGCCAGACTCGATAGTTACGCGGTAGTGACTGATTTTGGTGCAGTTGGTGATGGAGTTACAGATGATACTGCTGCTATCAATCGTGCTTTGTATCAATTGTACTGCCGAGAAGTCAATACTGCTATCCGTCGTAGTTTATTTTTCCCCGCTGGAACTTATGTGGTCACTGATACCATAGCTATTCCTCCTTATGCATTGCTATATGGTGAAGGTTCAAATTCCAGTATCGTTAAATTTACTGTAAATGCATGGACCAGTGCAATCTCATATTCCGCCGGCGTGCTAGTCAGCAATTCAGGTAGTTTTTATAGAGCTAACTTTGATGTGCCAATTGGTACTGCATTAGGTAGTACAACCGGGAGTGGTCAATACTATTGGGGCGATATCAGCACAGGTGCGCCCACCACATTGCCTGCTTGTGTGGCCAGCACGGCAGATAGTCTGCAACAGACCGGTGTGAATATTGGGTCTAATGGTGCTACTCCTCCACAATATATTACCTTACAAGATATGTCGTTCGCTACAGATCAATTGAATGATCCATTCTTGTGGCAAAATGCACAACAGTGTTCGGCCAAAGGAGTGACCTTTGCAGGTAGTTTGACCACTGCTGAGCTTGGCGATGCCGTTGATGATACTCGTGCTGTTGATTTTGCCGGAACTTCTCCAGCCTGCGAAAATATCATCATGGATACTTGTAAATTTACAGGTTGTACATATGCCACATCTACCAGTGCTACGTTACAAGGTATCACCTACAGCAACAGCAACTTTGACACACTGTATCAAGGTCTGTATTTTAGTACCAATGCCACTGGTGTAAGAATCGTACAAAACACATTTGACAATATCTATGTGGAAGGTATTGTGTTCAGTGCTTGCTCATTGAATGCCAGCGCATATAACACTTTTTACGATGTAGGAAATCATTTTTCGGGTATAGGATCTCCGGCCAGTAACATAATCTTGATCTCCGGGGATAACAATATCAGTGTGGGTGACATGTTCACCCGCACCACTGCCAACAGTACCACATATGCTCGTATCGCATTGAGCAATACCAATAGCACTGCGTTGAGCATGAACAATCGTGGCATCACCTACTATGTTGCCAATTCAGCCAGTAACAGCATTGCTAATCAATTGGCACAAGGCACATATGCAAGAGATAATGGCATCAATGACAGTTTGGCCGACAACAGCTCGGGCACATTGTTTATTGTAGATACCAGCATCATGAAATCATTCAAGATGGATTATACCATCACCCGCGATGTTTTTGCTAGAACTGGTCAGCTCACTGTGGTATATGGACTGGGTGGTGGATTTGGATATACAGATGAATATATTGAGAATGGTATTACTGGCATCACATTGGCCGCAGCCGAAGCCTCAGCCGGAGGAAACATCACAGTGAGTTATACATCAACTAACTCTGGATACGTAGGTAACATCAAATACAGCGTAACACATTTAAATTAATGTGGTTTTCAACCTTTGCCCAGAGGCTTGAAAGTTGGCAACAACTCAGGCATGCTGTACAATCTATGCCAGCCGGGGAAGCGGCAGAATCTATCAACACCTGGTGGTTCCATACCCCTTGGTCGGCATATCATTTGCACTGGGATGATCGAGCAGATTGGCCTGATCCGTGGCAATT